TGCTGTCAAATTGCTCTGCCAGCAAAGCCCGGCGATCATTTGCTTTGGTATTCGTCACGGTTCCGGGTGTGGATCCTCGCACGCTCACCGCTGCCGCCCGCGCCGATTTAGCAGCTTTATTTGCTGCCGCTCTTTTTGCTGTGTCTAGCTCAGCTTGTTTGCTGGCCTGGACACTTTCAAAAAGGTTCGGATCTAAGCGTAAAGCCTTTTGATACGCGTCGTCTAAGTCGCTGGCCACACCACTCTGTAGGAGTTGGATCATTACCGGTCGCGCTTCTTCAAAATACTCGGCTTTTTGGCTGAAACTGTTGATCTCACCCAAAAGCGCCTGATTCTGCTGTTGTTCCTGTGCTTGCTTCCACCCTTGCACTTCGCCACGAACGCTATTCAGCTCGTTTTGCAGTGCGTAGATGCTCGGATCAGTTGGCGCCAGTTGTGGCTGGTCGCCCATATCGGATAAATTTACTCCGTAAGATTGTGCAAGTCTAGCAAAATATTGGCGTTTTTCCTGCGGATTACTGTAACGCAAAGCGTGGTCGGCCTCCATAAGAGCCTTGACCGCGCCCGGCGCGTCGATGCCCAGCCCCTGAATGGTGTTCATGTAAGGGTTGAGCACCTCCTGCATCTGGTCGGCAAATTGCGCTTTACTGATAAGCGGCTCAACCCCGGCTTTCATCTCGTTTTCACGCTGCCAGGCATACTCCTGAATGCGCGCTGGGGCGGTTTTCCAGTCCTCGTGGTAATCTTTTTTCCAGCTGGCTGGCGGGCGCTTCCACAGCGGCTCCTCTGCCGGCTCGGTTGGCTCTGCCTTTGCCTGCGGCGCAGGTTTGGCATACTTGCCAGCATCATCCCGCGGCTTTTCAACCCTTGCCGGTTCAGCCCTTGCCGGTTCCGGCGCCGCTTCTGCGACTTCATCAAACTGCTGGGAAAGCATCTCACGGCGGCTGTCGGCGTTCTCTACTGGCACAATCTCATTTAGATCGGACATTATTGCTCCCTGTGGGGGTTTAACTACGGGTAAAACGAATATCGTCGCGCAGCTTGGCCAGCACGCGGTTAGCCTGGTCGTGCGTCATGTTGGACACCTGCGCCCGCAAAACCTCGCGCCGTGTGTCTTTTACCTGCGTCGGCTTGGTTTCCATCTTTTCGTTGCCGATCTCAATGCAGTTGTGCTGCCGGAGATGCGCTCGGTGCTGGCTGCGGCTGGTAATCATGCTGCCGTCAGCCATAGACTGATAGGGCAAAATGTCCGGCATGATGCCCGGCGCCACCGGCTCGGCGTAATGCTCCGACTTCTCGACCAGCCTGCCGTCGATCTGGATGTAGGTTTTTCTCATATCAGCGCTAAAACGTCCTCATCATCTAATTCAATGTGCAGATCCCGGATCCGCTGCACCCTGTCCAAATCGGCCAGCATCCGGTCGTAATCTATTGCCGGTTCAGTGCTGGCCATCTTTTCCATAAACGGCTCGGCAATCTCTGCCGCCGCTTCCGGCCTGCCCTCTACTATTCTTTCAAATGCGTAAACAATCTCGGCCTTGCGGCGTGCTGCGTCGGCTACTTCTTTTGCAAACTTCTTTTTAAGATAGTCGCCGTCGTGCGTGTCAAATTCAACAATCTGGCTTACATAGTCCCATGTCGCATCGTCCCAGGTGCCTGTGTCCCAGCCGCCGTTCACTGTGCAATCTCAACCCCAACAGCACGCCCATCAGGACCGCGCACAATGCGTTTAGGCGCCATCAATGCAGACAGAGCCTGCTTTACCTGTTGCAGCGATTCGTCGTGCTTGTTGGCCATATCGGCGTGCAGGACGGTCACCTGATTGAGCGCATTAGACACCCCGGCGCCCAGCTCCTGCGCTACCCGGTCAGATGCCGCCTGCGCCGCTTCAGCGGTTTGCAGATCGACACCGGGATTCGCACCTATGCGCGCAACCATAATCTTGGTCGCTGCCTCAAGCTCAGACTTCCAGCGGTTAAAGTCGTCAACAGATTTAACCTCCTGCGCCTTCATTTCCATTTCGTGGCGCATTTTCTGGTCGTCAATCTGCGCCTGCATCTGCGCCAGCTGCATCTCGCCCTCGATCTTCGCCTGTGCAATCTGACTGTCGAGCTGTGCTTTCATCTGCGCTGCTTGCATGTCGGCCTGCGCCCGCATCTGGTCGGATTGTGCGGTCGCTTGCATCTTGGCCTGCTCCAGCTGCTGGGTAGCCTGAATCTGCATCATTTCAGGGTTCGGCGGCGCAGGCTGGGGATTTGCCGCGGCTTGCTTCTGTTTCTCTTTTAGTTGGTCAAGCGCAGAATCAAGCGTGCCCTCTATTGGTTTTGCTTGCTTGAATCCGCTGATGCCGAATTTCATTACCTCAACCAGCATCGGGATGAGCTCCGGCGATGATTGGCCAACCGGCAACGCCTCGCGCAACAGCCCGCCAAACGCGGTAATGAACTCAACCCGGTCCTTCTTGTTCTGTTGCTCATCCAGCTGAACTAAGCTGTCGGAATCGACCTCAATGCGAAAGTTGCGCAGCGGGTTGTCCTGCATGAGCTCAATAGCCTGCGGAATCATGGCCTGATCTTCCGGGCTCATCTGGCCGGCAGCGGCGTAAAGCAGAATCGTCTGCGGCTGAAATTTAGTGCAGATAACCTGCGCTTTTAGCCGGATCAGTTCGCTGGCAAACAGCGCCACTTCCTCTTGCATCGAGCGCAGCCGGAGCCCGGCATACTGGCCTTTGATCTGCTGTGCTGTCGCGGTTTCGCTTGCTGCGCTCTGGCCTCGGATGATGTCGCTGATGCCGGTAATCTCGTAAATCTGGCCTTTTATGTCCTCTCGCGCCCGGTAGCAATTAATCAGTGCGCTGGCCAGCATGTCGATCGGCAGGATGTCGATACTGCCTTTCAGCCCGCCCTTCTCCGAGAATGCCATCCATTTGTCGACCGGGATCAGCGTATTGTTGTCGCCCTCGGTCAGCAACCGTTGCAGCGCCGGCTGGCTGGCGTCGTAGACACCGCGGATCCGCAGCGCCTTGACCAGACCGTCAATTCTGTCTGACAGAATATCGAGCTCGTTCGCCTGGTCCTGGTAAATCACAAAATCCGGCACAGGAATCAGGCTGTCACTGGTGGTGGTGCTGTAAAGGGGTTGCGCGCAGGGAAAGAACTGGTCAAGCTCCAGCGGATCGTCGCGCTCGTCTATAATCTTCGGGCAGTTCTTTGACAGCCAGTAAACCTTGCCGGTTTCCTTGTCCCACAGCTCGCAAATCTTGGCGCGGGTGCGCTCCTTCGTACTCTGGCCATATGTCGCCAGCGTTTCGGCGCCGGAATCCAGCGGGATCTGCTTGGCCATCTTGGCGCCAAAACGCTCAACTAGCGCATCTCTGGTCATGTAAACCCAACGCCAGACGCAAGTCACCTCTTCCCAAGTGCGCGCAACGCTGTGGCCAAAGTCTTTCCAGTAAACGTAATCAGTCGGGGCGCACTCATACTCGATTTCTTCTTGAGGCTCCTCGCCTGCCGTGTAGTCCTGACTTTCAGGTTTCTGCGCGCCTTCCGGTGTCTGGCCTTCGGCTGCCTCATTCTCGACATCCTCCGTGATTTGCAGACCGTCCTCCGGAATGCCCAGCTGCCTGACATGCGGCTCGTAGCGCACCCATGCGGTCCCGCGACCACCAAGAAACCGATCCTCAACCGCGTGCTTCATGGTCGACCGGAAATCGGGGTAGTGCTCAATCTCAAAGTCCAGTGCGCGCTCGATCAGCTGGCCAGCCACCCGGCCGACCGGATCGTTGTCGCCAAACCTGCGCGCCGCTACCGCTTTCGGCAGCTTGGCGTAGACCGCAGGAATCAGCGTCTGGACGTTGCTCCACAGGATATTGAATTTAGCGGTTTCGTTCGTGTGCTGGCTTCTGTTATCGTCGCGGTAGCGTTTGACGATCTTCGCGCTGCGCGCTTCCCACTTCTTGAATTCGTTGTCGTACTGGCTGATGATGTTCAGCCACTTGTCGACGCCGGTGCTGGTCGGTTCCATTTATTTGTTTCTTTCGCTGATTGCTGCGGCTTTACTCTTTGCGTCGGCCTTGCTGGATGCGCCCCACGCCCGCAACGCAAGCGCCAAGCGCGTCGGCTCGCCGTTCTTTTCCATCGGCCCCGGCATGTTGCCCATCCTTGCAAGGAAGCTGGCACGCCGCGGGTTATCGCCTGCTTTAACCGGTGGCTTAAGCGTGCCGCCTGTTTCGGCCTTGTAACTTGCTCGGCCTGCGGCGTTCAGTCCACCGGCAGGATTCTTTCCTTCTTTACGTGTCCAGGCTGCGGTCATTATTTTTGTCCCGATTTAATTTTTAACCAATCAGCCTCGGTTGCGCCAACAGCATCAGGGTTTACACCTTTTGCCTGCATATAATGTTCTTTCCATGCGGTCGGATGTGTTGCTGATTTCAACATTTTTCCGGTCGGTGTTGATGATGGCCAATGGTAACGATTGCTATCGTAAGGGTCTCGCTCAGGTCTAACTCCAGCGTCCCATGCTTTGCGGTAATCATAATTAGCGTTTTTGCTTAAATCTGGCGATTCTC